AATATCTGATAAGGAGTATCTTCATAATAGATCTTATAAAACATTCTATATGGATTATTTACATAAGTAACCTCAAAGGTATCACTATCCCAAATAGTAAATCCACGCTTATCCTCACAATCATTCCAGAACATCTCATATGGATTACCTAAGTAGAAAATTTTCCCATCATCAGATCTAGTATGATAATGTCCACTATAAACTCTTTCAAACTTATCAAATATATCTTTATCCCCACTAGCACCATGACTCTGAGTAAATCCTTTATATACCTGATACCCATTAAGTTCTAAATGCCCAAAGCATACCTTAGACTTAGAAGATTTAATCTTTCTTTTTATCTTTGCTCTATTCTCATCATTCATCCACGCTAAGAAAAGACATCTTGTGTCCCCAATATTATATTCTGCATGATTTGATATAAGAACAATATTATTATACTCTCGTAATAATAAATCAGTTGTTGTAATTGAATTATTATTTTTGTAATAGGTTGTATGATTACCAACAATTGAATAGAGAGTAATCCCCATATCACGGAGACGGTCGAAATAATTCTTTTTAGCCCATTCCAAAGACCATAGATCAATCGACCTACGATTATCAAAGGTATCCCCCATATCGATGAGGGTTGTGATGCCCTCCCTTTCCAGAGTGGGGAAAAAGATGTCTTCATAGAATCTCTGAAAATATTCGTGGAATAATCTACTACCTTTCCTAGCACCAAAGTGCTGATCTGTTACAACTGCTACCTTCATTCGACTATATCATATTTAAAATATTGTCTACCCTTTCTAGGAACTTCTGTCTTCCATTTTCCATTAGCAAGAACTCCACTCTCACTAGATGTAATAGCCTTCTCTGCCTGTTCTTCATTACCATCCCAATCCCAATCAGTACAAGCATCAACAGTAAGTATTGTCATACCCAAACTCAATGAAGTCATTTGTAAATGTGCGTTATGCCATTTATCAAATACTTCCCATTCAAAATTATCCATGTGCCTATCCTTATCCCAGGATGAACCATTAGTTGCATGAAAAAGTACCTGAACAACTCCCATATCAAAATACTTTTGAGCAATGGATTTAATTTCACTTCCACCATAACCCCATAAATCATTACAGATCAATGATCCTGCAAGACAATGTAGATCATCATCTTCAACTTCAGGTGGCATTAAATCAACAACGCAAACTGGATCAAACTTTGCATCTCTCCATTGAACATTCTCTTGTGCTGCAATAGTACAAGTCTTATAAGTCATTCCCTGAATATTACCAGCAGAATTATAATGTCGTATCTCATTCCTATGAATAAGTCCTCTAGGTTCTGGCTCTTTAAAATGAGTACCTAAAGCAAGACCAACATTTGCTTCCTTTTGATGATCTTCTACTTCCTTTAATGCCTCTGTAAGTTCAACAAATTTCTCTTCCTGTTCCCATCCTGGAAGCCATCCAGAAAGAGCACATTCTGGAGTAAGAAGATGATTCACTTCATGCTCCTTTGCCCAATCAATAGCTTTAAAAATTTCCTTTTTATTAACCTGAATATCAGTCCCTACGGGAATTTGAGCACCGCCAATTCTAATCATTTGAATTACCTCTTGCAATAGATCCTTTAAATGGATTCTTAGTTCTATTTAATACTGTAATAAATTTATCTGCTTTAAAAACACCAGCAACACACACCTCTACCTCATCACCATCATCCCAAATAGGATTACCATCCTTACCCCTCATATCAAGAGCTTTCTCTAAATCTTTAATAATTTTTTTAGTTATTTTCATAGGAACTACACCCCTCCATTATATCCATAATATGATCAAAGCTCTTACAGTGATCAATATCCATCAAGAGTTTAGTAAGTTGATGAACTACAATAGGTTTTTCATTCACAGCAGCAGATCTAATCGCATTACGAATAAGACCCTGTGCTTCTTCTAATGGTTCTAATGTTTGTTTTGATAATGTCATCGTGATGAGCTCCTATACTGTATGTTATCTTTAATGGTATTATAGTCAGAAGATGATCCTCCTGCACCGTCCTCTACAACCATAACTTGATCATATCCTGTGCGTTCAATAATCTTTGTTTTAATCTCTAGTTGCTTCTTCTCCTTCTGAATTCTACGAAGAAATGCATAATAGATTATCTGTGTAAAATATGCAAAAGGATTGTTAGATTTAGCAGGATCAAAGTTATGAATATATTGTACACAATTCTCAATACCATCACCGATCATATCCTCTCTGAACATATAGTTCACAAAGTTTGGCTTATAAGATAAATGTGTTGCAATTTTTAAAAAACATTCACCTAAGTAATTGCTAATCGGAGGTGGTTTAGTCCCATTCTCCTTAGCTTCAGCAGCCTTCTTTCTATAGACAACCATTGCCTCTAGAAGTTCTTTATTATTTACATAATGATCGGATCTTTTTCTAGGCATATTAGTATCCCTTATGTAGGTATTATAGCATAGCTTGACACCTATGCCAAATGTGTGTACAATACCCTTGTGAGGGTTCAAAGGAATTATATTTAATATTATACAGTAGTAGTTATACCAACTTCATTATTCCATATTTTTTCTAACAGTTCTTTATGGCGATCTACATTACCAATGTATCCCATCTTTTGACTTATCTTTACTCTATAATTTGCACTAGTTCGTCTTTGATGATTATAATGTTCGTAAGCAGTAATCATTTCATGATCATTATCTAATTCAGTCATAGTAATAATTTTATCAAAACCAATTCTAAACACATCATCATCAGATATTGTTATCCAAGGAATTAATCTGACCATAGTATGTGGTCCTTTATGAGTTAATTCTACTTTTAAAGGCTGATTTAAAAAGAAACAAGGCTCTATACCAGTATCATCTATCTGAGTAATAGCAACAATCTCTTCCCCAGATATTAATTTAAATACAAAATAGGTAGTTTCGTCATTCATTTTTATTTTTTAAATTAACTTTAATAAAATCAAAATTAAAATTTTCTTCCTTATAAATTTTAATTCTTTCTATTAAATGATTAAGAGTATAATTTCGTTTCGTTTCGGTCGAGCAATCATCTGCTATATCATACAGAGTTGCTGTGAATTTATTAGATCCTTTGCGGAGAACCCTACCAATACTCTGTAGATTTCTAATCCTCGATTTTGATGGCGAAGCAAAGATTACATTATGCAGATTTTTTATATTGATGCCAGTAGAAAAAGTTCCATATGATGCAACAATAATTGCATCTTTTTCTTTTTCTGTAATAGAACGAGCTAGTTCTCTGTTCTCGACATCAACTCCACCGTGAATGAAGAATACTTTTCTTTCATTATCTACATGAGTATTTATCATATCATATAGTATTTGTCCATGAGATTCTACTCTGTTATAAAGAATCAGGGTGTTTCCTTTCAAATCAAGTGCCAAGTTTTTGAGAAAGTTATTTCTTTGTTCATGTCCTATTAAGTATTGGATTTCATCCTCATACGATAAAAATTCTTTTTTTGGATGAATTAACAAAATTATTTTTGAATTTAATTTAGCAAGATAACCTTTCTCTATTAACTCATGCGTTTTAACTGTCTTATAAGATGGTCCAAACAATCCTTCTAACACAAGCTTGTGTGTTTGTGTACCATCCAATGTTCCTGTAAACCCATATCTATACTTAGCTTGATGCAATTTAGTCATAATTTTTACGAGCGATGCTGACTTAAATTGATGTGCCTCATCTCCTATAACAACTTCAAATCTTTCAAAATATGTTTTAGGTAACTTATAGATAGATTGCCAGGTAGTAATAACAACAGGAGCTTTTGCTTCTCGCTCTCTACCAGCATATATCTTTTGACAATATGACTCAGCATCCCATCCATAAGAAGCAAAGTCCTTATGCATCTGCTCTACCAGAGATGTCGTTGGAACAACTATCAGCGTACTTTTCTGTTGCTCTACGAAGTAACGAACAATTGAGTAAATCATCAAAGATTTGCCAGAGGCAGTTGGGCTTATCACTAGTCTTCTATTGTGTTTTAGAGCATCGTATACTCCCTCTATTTGATAGTCTCTAGGTTTATGATTAGAGATAGCAGTCATATAATCTTTGACACCTTGATATGATATTCCTTCATTAACCTCAAAAGGAGTACCAAAGTACTTACTGTTTTCAAATTCATATTCATAATTATGACTCTTACAAAAAGAAACTATCTTATCTAAAAGTCCAACATATATTTCTCCTGTTTGTATATTAAATAAACGAATCTTCCCATCCCAATGACGCTTCCTGTACTGAGGCATAAACTTAGCCCCAGGAACTTCAAAAGTAAATTGATCAGATAGTTCATGAGCAATATGAGGCTCTGTAACTATCTTCAAAAATACTTCATTCTTTTTAGAAATTTTTAAATTAAAGTCATTCACTATCACTGATATATCCTGCATCTATTAGATATTTTCTAGTCAGTGGAGTAGGTTTATAAGTTTCCCACATAGGACCATCACGACATACCTTAAGTGCATTATATGTCATGTTCTCTTCACGAGCAGCCCACCAGGCTTCTCTTTCCCATACTATAGATCCTTTTCTTATTTCATCACTATATGTTTTATCAACTATAGATTTTAAATACTGTGGAACATTTTCTTCTGGGAATACAATAGCAATCATTCCATTATCAATACTTCCTGCCATACAATCTTGAACTGTATGCCATGCTTCATGTCTCATAACTGACATCAATGGTCTAGAACGCTGCATAAATGCATCATTTAAAAATATATTATTTCCAACAGTATAATAAACACCACGAGTAGCTACTGGAAAGAATTTTTGTGGTGCAATATAAACCTTTACATTAACTTCATTCAATACTTTAACAAGACTATTGAATTCATTAGAGATTAAAGAATGATTGACATCATGACTATAGTAATCTTGAATATCTTTAATATTCTTTACTTCGACAACACCTTCTACACACTCTCTCATCATTAAACAACCTAATGAATGATTAGTATAGTATTGTTCGTCCTCTAATTCAAAACTTAAAGCTGATACAGGTGATGCTAAAACAAATGACGCTAAAACAATAAGTAAATTTTTCATAATTAGCCTGCAAGATTTTGCCAGTCAATAATATTTTTTAGTTGATAACTTCTATTATTGATCTGTTTGATGATGTCTTCGAGATAAGTTAACATAACATTATAATACTTAATCTTCAAATCAATAGTTTGGATCTTTTCATCGGCATCCATATATCTTTTGACAGCTTCTTTCTCTCTAACTTTATAGGGAAAAGGTTCGGCCTTATACACTTCAGCAGAAGATTTCCCAGTATAATAGTTAAACCTATCTAATCTAATAGTAGATTCTTGAGTCTGTGCTTTCTCTTTAAGAAGTTTTAGATTGTTATATACATCCCAATACTTCGCATGAAGAGATGGTATCTTTGCTGCCTCATCATGAATTTTTATTCGATCAATCTGTGAGTCTTTTTCCCACATACTTTGTATAATTTCAAGATTCATTTAAACAATAGACGAAGTTCTCGGTTGGAATTGAGTATCAAGTATTTCGTATACAAGATACTTAAAAGTAACTGTAGCCGTAAAGTATGTATAATCGCTTTCTGAAGCACTAAATTCTAAAGTACTTAGTGACACAGGGAACATGTCTTTAAATTTGACATATGCCATTGGATTAAAATTACTATTTAAAATAGTAAGAGTACCATCACTAAACTGTTGTAAATTATCAATGTCTCCTTCATCATCAACTAGATCTTTAAATTGTTGAACAGAATCTGGATAACCAAGTGCATAAATCCATCTATGAATTTCTAAGAAATTTTCTAAATTTTCATCTACAATAAACTGTAGATTAAGATCTTCAAATTGAATCTGATCACCAGGAACAGGTACAGCCTTTAGATAGTTACCCACCATGATTTCTCCCAGTTGAATACCTGGAATTCTTGCTGAGTTAGAAAAGAAATCAACCTTAGGTGCCTTAGCAAGATTAAATTGAAATCCAGATGGAGATAAGAAATTTCTATTCTTAATCTGCCTATCGTAAAAAGTGTTAGCCATTACCCTCTTTCAACTATTACAACACCAGGAGATGGTCCCATTGTAGTGCCCCCTTTTTTCTCTATTTATTCTCCTTTATTTGTCCTATAATCTGTGAGGGATGATCAATTAATATCATGGCATCTTGAGCTGCTTCTGGTGGTACAACTATACAGAATCCTATACCCATATTAAATACTCTCTTCATTTCCTCTTCTGATATCTCACCAGCAAGCATAATCTTTTTAAAGACAGGTGATAATGGCCAAGAGTTCCAATCAATATGTGCTTCCAATCCTTCAGGTAAGCACCTTGATAAATTTTCCTCAAGTCCACCACCTGTAATATGTGCCATACCTAATACAGGAATTTCATCTAATAACTTCTCAACAGTAGAAGCATAGATTGTAGTTGGTGTAAGTAACTCAGGCATATCTTTAAAAAATATCTCTTGCCTCCATAACATATCATTAATAAGACTATACCCATTACTATGCAGTCCACTACTTGCTATACCGATTATCTGATCACCTTTTTTAATGATTTTGCCATTTACTATTTCATTCTCCTCTACAATACCTGTACAAAATCCAGCAAGATCAATATCTTTTACTCTTGGATGTTCAGCAGTCTCTCCACCTAGAAGTTCCATCTCTGCTATCTCACATCCCTTAACAATACCATCCATTATTTGATCAAGTTTATAATCAATCTTTGGAGTAGAAATATAATCTAAAAAGTATAATGGTTTAGCACCACTACAGATTACATCATTAACACACATTGCAACCAAATCTTGACCAATGGTTGTATAGTCATTAGCAATCTGTGCGATATTAATCTTAGTACCTACACCATCAGCACCAGATATTAAAACTGGTTTCTCATAATCAGGGGGTACTTTAAACATACCACCAAATCCATGACTAGCAATAGGTATGGACTTTGCAAATGCATTACCTGCTTCTATATCAACTGGGTACTTCATCATCATTTAATAATTCAACCCACTCCTCATCAGGAGTGAAAATAATTGGTCCCTCGGCAATTCTTTCAGCCAATTCATCTAGTAGTTCATCATCTTCCATGACAATATGGCTGAGTCATATTATTTAGCATAAAAAAAGAGACCCCGTAGGGTCTCTTTGTAGTGTATGTGAATCGAAATCACATGAGGTTTTGTACAACAGTACGCTGATAATAGCGGTTGCTGTTGCTTGTGATGCGACCCAGACCTTGTGCAGTACCTTCTGCGAAGGGGTTGGAGACAAGACCATAACGGGTCTTAAAGCCAATTTTGGGTTGGAAAGTGTTCTCGCCAACTGCGCGTACCATCTGTAGAGGTACATATGGGCAGTAGAAGAGTCCAGCGTCATAAGGTGAAGAACCTTTGTATCCAACAACATAGTACTGATTAGCAGCACTGTTTGCAGAGAAAGGATCAATGTAAACGCGATACTTACCGTTGATAGTACCAGCAAATGTGTTACCAGTATCGTCAACCTGTAGGTTAGCGTTAAGAGCAG